TGCTAACGACCTAATCGGATAGTAGGAATCACATGCAAGCATGTAATCCTCGTCCGAAACAGCCAGAGTATTTCCTGACTGGTCCCAGAGACGTCTATTCCATTCGAAGAATTGTATCTCTTTGAGTTCGTATGACGTACACCTTTGCCGATGTACAACACCGAGTCCTATATTATATTGCAATCCAGCAAGAAGCATGCCGAAGGGATTATCAATCACCCTAGACACACGAGTTGGATAACCAGCCGATTTGATATAGCGTACTTTCATGCCGAAACGAGGTATTTTGTGTAACTTCGTTTTCGGACACTTAGCAAACCAACCGTAGACTGCGTTCGAATTCTCACAAAGTCTACTAGGAGCATCGCATTCTAAAATGAAATACCCCCATGGGACACGCAGACCCGACTCAGGATTTCCGCTAAGCGGAATATACAACATCCTTTGCTCGAGCATGCGATCAGCTTCAATAGCTTCCCATTGTAGCCATCTAAGAATATCCATGATTGTACTGTGAAGGTTAGGTAAAGGAATACCCGTCCTAGCGGTCCAATCTACGATATTATTGAGAGCAACATAACATTCCTGTTGTGTATTTAACGAAGTGAGATATAACCCACGTACGTTAAAGCCGTTAAAAGCATCTACACCACAGGATTCCCGAAACATACCCTCGTTATAACTTTTCTCCGGATTCGGGATGAATCCACAGTCAGTTAAAACGTTGAGCATAAGTGTATAAACCTTGCGGTCGACGATTAAATCGTCACCATTAACCCCAAAAGTACCGGGGTTAAACGGAATGCCGCACAGTTCATACGCCGCTTCGGTTAACGCGCAGAGGATGAGTGTTTGGAGTGAAAACGTATAACCGTTTCCCATGCTTGAGAACATGTTCAAATGGACAAAAGTGCCATCTGGCAGTTCAGTATAGCGTGAGCGACACATCCCTAGAATATCAGGGAAATGCTGATCAACCAAACCAAAAAACCACCTCACAAATGATACCGCTATGGTATCTGAAAAAGATTTACAGTCTATAGTGCACATGGTTCCGTCCTTCGAGCCTTTAACGGCAAGGCGGCGGTTTACCTCCTGCTGGTGATCAAGATCTATGAGAAATTCGTTTCTAATGAATTTCCTTAGTTTCTTATCGATTGCCTGCTGGTGTAACATATTGACAGTAGCTTCTGTACAGATAACACGTGATATCTTACGCGTTTTTCGGACAAAACTTAGTTTATTACCCTTTACTATGATAATCGGTCCAAACCAGATTATGCGCTGTTGTTCAGCGCGCCTCGAATTGGTATCCGAATTAATATATATATCATAGCTACGTTGTAAAACAACGTTTGAGGTACATGTAACCCTACCAGAATACAATTTTTGATAAATATTTGTATCCTCGCTCATAACGTTGGAACCACTACCGAGAGAAAACTCTTCGTGAAGGGACTCCAATGTCATGGGTGCGTGTATATAATTAGCGATATCGCTTACACGTTTGCGTGCAAGGTCGAAAAGTCGCCAATAAGTTGTGGTAGTGTTGTACCTGAATGTTTCGGCACAACGCGAGTTACACTGCAGCCATAATTCAAGTGCTGCAGAATCTGCGGCATTCTCGTCGAAGTCATCTCCAACCCATTTTTTAAGAAGGGAATTCTGGATTTGCTTTCCGGCGTAATAGAATGCTGTGGGGTTGTCGACCATTGCTGGCCTCCAACCTGACACCTGCAGATCTGTAAAAAGATCAAACATAAGGGTATCAGAAAGAGCAGTGGTGCTATCGCACATAAATGTCTCCAAGAAGGTTTGTAAACGCCCTTATAAGGGCTATCCAGTTCAGCGGTTAAGCTGATCCTACGTCTATCAAAGACGGGCACTTTTTAAGTACCAGTTTTCGCAGACGAGAAAAGCGCGTCAGCTTGAGCGTTCAAGACACCAGCGGCACAAGAAAAAAGTGCAGCCATGTTTTGAGCGTCGAAGGTTTCGGCACCAGCAGGAATATTAACAGCAATGGTAATATCCGCAGGTGTGGCATTAT